AAAAACATAAACCCAACTCGTCTCACCCCCCGCTGTAAATTGACTATCCACACTACCCATCTCATTCGTAAAATCCCAAAAGGCAGAACTGGTTGGCTCAATCATACCCGCTTTACCAAAATCACCCAAATCTACCTGCTTCCAAGATGGCTGTGCCGCTCCCAACTTACCTACCCGATATACCCAAACAGCAATCTCACTTAAAGCATACCGCATCGAATCTGGCATAAGTAAAACAGTATCAGTTCTTGAATATGCAAACCCATGCACGGTAGCAACCCTCGCACCAAAATTGGCAAATTGTTGTTTCACGCTATCAGGAAATAAAACATTGTCCGAATGTAGGCGTTGAGTCAAGCTCGTCACCACGTCCGCCGAAGTCAACCCCTGTGCCCCGACAGAGCAGGTAAGCAAAAAGAACAAACATATTACACCAATAAATTTTTTCATAGAACCCTTTATTTAATTTCTTTTGGTATCACAAAATAATCTAAATGCTTTCCCTTTATTTTCAATTTTTCCTGAACACCGTTCTTGTATTTTTCATAATATTTGTCAGCCAAAGCCGTCCTACCATCCCTAAACAAACCTCGATGAATCACATAGTCGGTAATCAGCGGTCGAAACGAATAGGGAATATTGGTTGTGTCTGTATCTGAACTTAAATATTCTGCTTGTGCACCATAAATAATCAGAACCGTATCTATGGCAGCGGGGGTGGGATAAAAGCCGATGATAGCAGAAATATCCTTTCCCGTTGTCCAGTAGTAACGGGTCACACTCAAGCCTGTTGCACCTGCGATTTTCCCTATATCACCAGGTGTAATCAAATCCAATGCCCTCTTGTCTTCTGGGGTTAATGGGAAAAGGTCGATCAAACTTACAAGGTCAACGTTTAAATCATAGAACATGGTTCCGACAACAAAGACAACGGTATCTAATTTTTCAACTATTCCATAGCTGGACAAGTCATGGCAACCTTCATTTACCCAACTATTCCAGACCGTATCACTATAAAAACTGGGAACGATAAGACTGGATTGATTCTTAGCCTCTGTGCGAAAATCAGAAAGAGTTAAAAGGTTATCAGCCAAACCTAACGAATAAACACATAAAAGAACCAAACAAACCAATCCAATCTTCCTCATATATCTTTCCTCCTTATCTCAAGGAATTCAATCTCTGTATTCTCCGTGAACGATAAGTAGATTTTTCCATCACCATTTTCTTAGGATGCATTCGCTTCTTGAAGGATTTAATCAAATCCTTTCTATCCCGATCGGCTCGAAGATAAACTCCTATTCCTGCGGGATCGGTGTTTGTTCTAAATAAATTTTTAGCCGTCAGTGCCACCATCAATGGAAAATAGTTATCGGGAAAATCGGTCAAGTCGGCTATAACGGATTGACAGGTCAAGTAAACAGTTCCCGATAAATTTGGAATAGGATAAAGCCATAACTCATCGTTATAATAACAGCACTCAGTCGGCACTCCCGTTTCGGCTATTCCCCGATAATGATGTTGGTATGTCCTTTCAGTCCAGGAATCACCCAAGATTCGTCGGGTAGTTCCTGAGACAAAAACCGCACTGGTTATCCGATCCATATCCTCACCACTTGCAAGCGTTACACTATAATGTGCTGTCCCGGATGCGACCGTAATATCATCTGGATGAGCCTGAGCATCGGGCAGATCAATGTAGTGAGCCATCTCCAAGAACCCCGCTTTCGTTGCCACCTGAAGGCGCTCATCGGCTATCTGCAAGTGAAAGAAAAGATTCTTTAAGTCTTTGTATAAAGTCGCTGTGTTCATATTATGGTATTATTTCAGGGTGACTTTTTTCTAATTCGTCTTTCCAAAACCTATATTCTCTCTGGGTCATATTTCCTCGTTCCGCATCCGCTTTTACGCTCAACCAAATATCCTTGTCTGCATCACATTCCTTTGGCTCGTGCTTGAAAGAGCAAGGTTTCTGCCGATTCAAAAGTGGCATAATTGAAGTCGTAAATAGTCGAGCCATTGATCCCTTGCAATGTGGACAGACTATTTCACCTTGCTTCAAATGCCAAACAAAGTTCTCTGATCTGTAACCACATTTTACACACTGATAATCATAGATTGGCATTTTCTAAAGGCCTCCTAAAAAAGGTTGACTGACATCCCTGAAATTCTGTGTTGTCTTTACCCCTACAAACCCTACACTCCCAATCCGCCATCATACCCATTCCGTCTTGATACCACTCTCGCTGTGAATCATCCAAAAGAATAAATCCACCCGGATTGACCTTAGAACGAGAATTAAACAAACACGACATTCTCGCTCTTCCATCCACGAAAACCAAATCAAAATAATTGTCAGGATAAGCCAAAATGCTATCAATAAAATCCAGCCCAATGTGCTCCTTGGTCGTTTCGGACTCCACCCAAGTATCATTGAGAACAGGATTGCCCGACCTTAACATTAGGGTTGTATTATCAGGAATTCCACCAAGTGTCTCCATAAAACCTTCCTTTAAAATTCTAAACCAATCCTTATTGTGTTCCACCGACACCAATTCTCCCACTCTCTTTGTTAGCCATACCGTAGAACCACCCGTTCCATATTCAAATACCTTAGATTTTTCATCTATAATTTTTTCAAGTTTCTGTAACGCACCAGGGTTTATAGAAGGAACCTTTTTCTCCCAACACTTTGTTAATGGCACAGCTAATCCGCCTTATATTCTACTGCCGAATAACTTCTACCAATATGAACATATTGAACTCCGGGATGTGCCCATATTTTAAAACCGCGTTTTTGCGCTTCCCTACAAAAGACAATATCACAACCAATGGTTCCCCCCGTAGCTCCTTTAAGATTCACTCTTTGTTCATGTGGAATAGGTGGTTCATAAAACCAGGGTGACGGCAATTTTTCAAACACCTTTCTTTTAATCAACATCAAACCATCGCCGATAGCGGACACTTCAAAGGGTTGATATTTTTCCTTCTTTATTTTTTCGAGACATTGAATCCGAGTCAAGGTAACGGGAATACCATCCTGCCAATCACTAACTACACTCCATACTGGTTCTCTTAACTGAGACATAGCCCTCAAACGTCCCGTAGTAATTCCAGCGATTATGTCCTTGTCTGCCTCAAACAATATCTGTAGTGCATCACATTTGAATATATGATCCCGACCAATTATTAATAAGTGTTTAAATCCCCGCGGGTCATCAAGAAAATCCTTGATCGCCTTGTTATGTGCTCTGGCAGGACTGGTTCCACACGCAAAACAAAGCTCGACATCATTAACGGAAGTCGTTTTAGCTCGGTTTTTCCTTCCACCAGGACACAAATACTTGGAATATTCATACAAACTCAAAGTCGAAACCACACATTCACTTTCAATGTATGGATAATCCAATATGGCTATGAAAATTTTAGCATCTTCAAATTTCATAAAACACTCCCGTAAACATCAGAATACATTTTACCAACCACAGGATAAGAAAAATGAGATTTAACCCAATTCCTCGAACAACGTCCCACATCTTTCCGATAATCTTCACCTTGAATCAACTTGACCAATGCATCTTCAACGGTTTCTTGGTCTACTCGCACAACTTGCGGATTACCCAATTTACCCTCTGAATGTTTTAAAACATCACCGTTGTAATTCTGAATGGTGGGTATACCCAAAGCACAAGCCTCAAGTGCCGATCTCCCCCAATAACCAATATATGATTTTATATCTTGGACAAAAATACTACATTCCGCCAATCGTGCCATTCGCTCTTTCCACGCCATACTCCAATCTAAATCAATCCGCCAATCAGGATACTTTTTTACCATATCCCTCAAAAGATTCAATTCTTCATCGCTCGACTTAGATGATTCAACATTTATGGGCTTATAGGTAGCCACAATTTTTTCCCGCTTCTCTTTTGGTTTTAATAAATCCGTATCTACCGCATGAGGAATAAATGTCGAGTCAATTTCATCGGGGAACTTCAACATAGGATTCTGTACGGTCAACCTACAATTACCCAACCCCGCTATCTGTTGATTTATAAGCCGATGATGTTGATGGTCTTTCCCAAAATTGTCTCGATAAAGACTCCCGCTCATAGTTACCACCTTAACTTTTCCAAAATCAATCGGCAACCCCGCTATCATAAGTTTCTCCTCACCAGGATATGTGTTCCACAAATGAATCAAATCCGCCTCTCCCAACACTTGAGTCGCCACCGAATATTGACTATCCATAGAAGCCCTCACTGACTCACTCAGCCGCTCCCCCCCTGAATTAGGATAAATGCCAACAAAAATATCTGTTGGAAACTCAAATGGATGCTTGAACATAGTTATATGCCTACACTCAAACTCACCCACCGAATTGATAGCTTGACACGCATGGTATTGCGAACCAGCCCAATCAGCCGTTGATATTATGACAACCTTAAGTTTACTCATTTTAGCCTATGGGGGCAGAGATAAACCCTGCCCCCACTTGTTGGTTGATTATATCTCGTTAGGATAAGATATTATCGCTACCGCATTAGAAGCATCCAAAGACAACCGAGCAAAGGTCGTTTTCCATGAAGCAGTATTAATCATATCGTGTGGATCGCTGGTTGTCTGTGGTCCAGGTCGCTTGAGGATAACCTTGGTGTCACTTTGACCCAACTGATTTTGCCCCTGTAGTCCTACACACCCGAAAGCATTTTTGCCCAAAACAAAGGAAACATGCAGACCACCCGTAGCCGAATAATCAAACGGTGAAGTAATAGCCAGTTTGTAAGGTTTATTATCCAAAATCACCTTACATCCACCTATTCTTCCAACTTCATTCTGCAGCAATGGACCAATATCAGTATATTTGTGAATATCAATAAATTCTCCCGTTGCTGTCGAAGCAGATAAATTATGATATTCGTCCGGGCTTACCACCGCCACATAATAGGGTGCCTGGAATGGCGGTGCTGATTCCTTCCGCAAAATTCCACAAGCTCGTCTTAGGGCAGCAGCCTTTAATCTGTCGGTATTGGCAGTCAAGGACAGTGTAGTGGCAGATGACAGTGACATCACACGGGCTGTCTCCAATCCAGCAACAAAAGCATCATTGTCCAAGGTTGCAGTAGTGGTCTTAACGGCAGTTTTCCATGTTACCGTTCCCGCAGCTGAGGTATAATCGAATACTCTCCTACCTAATCCATAATTGGGGCTTTGTGGATTAGTGAATACAATACCACCACCAAGAAACGTATCATCGTTTCGTCCATAATGAGACCCGGCAGCTACCAAGCTACCTGAAACAAAGGTGACAGTAGAACCACTTGTGCTGGCGGCAACATTAAAATTCAACGCATTCAACGTAGCCGCAGTGGAAGCCCAAGCCAGTCCGATAGCACCGGTATTGGCTTCATGGGTAAGTGTAACGTCGTCGTAGTCCTCTCCCCACAAGGTTTTCTGAAGCTCTAACTGCATACTCTCACCCATATTAATACCCAAAAGCTCAACCTGTGCTTGCAAGGCTGGAGTAATAAAGGTGTCATCTAAAAGCGTAGACACCGCTACCGCCTTACCCCATTCCGCCACGGATACAGTAAAATCCTGTGCATAGACCTTAACTGCGTCCGTTAGTGAACCCTCAGTTAAAGCACTGGTTACGGGTGCAATATGCAAAAGCCGAGTGAACTGTGCAGTTTTCCCAGCATTTAAAGGTATGAACCTCTTCTGAGCAAACTGATAAAGTGGCATTATGGGACGAGCAATCTCTAACAACTTTTTGTTGATATGAGTATAAATTGGACCTACGCCAGTTCCATAAGTGCCGGTTATTTGAACAGCATGTGCCATTTTTTAAAACCCCCTTTTCTTTCAGTTTTTAAACCAATTGATCTTTATAGCGACCGTGATCTTTCAACCATTGCAATTGCTTGTCCGTGTCCCACTTAGCAAAATCAGAGGGCACGGTAGACCTTGATTTTACACCTCCACTACCACCAGGAGAAACAAACGGACTACCACCCTTCTTCCTCTGCATGTTAGCTCCAGCCTGAAATGCCTTGTCTGCACCATCCTTCATGGCTGCCCGATGTCCGGCTAACTCTTCTCGTTCTGTAGCCCTCTTGTGGAGACGACGCAAACCACCGGGTTTGTTAAACGTGCCCGGTTCTTCTTCGTTGCTAATCTCCCCCATAGTATCCATTAAGTCCGTCCAATCAGGATGATTCTCTGTGAAGGTCTGCATTTCGAGAATCTTGTTTTTATGTTCCTGCACAGCCATCATTCGCTGGGTGTATTTTGTAGGATCAAGGCGTTCATCATCGGTTGGTTCAGGTGAAAACATTTCGGGTGAAGTTAGTGGTGTTTGCTGTGGTTGTTGCCCCGTCAATTGAGTGTTGGCTACCACTGTGGCAAGAACCTTTTTCATTTTAGCAAGTTCTTGGCTCGCCTTGGTAAGTGCCGCCTGGGTATCCTTTAAGGGAATACCCGTTGGCTCGTCACCCAATGGTTCTTCTGGGAGTGGTTCACCACCCCCATCAATTGTAAATGGTTGATCCACGGTTTCCAGTTCTTGCTCCAAAGGTTCCTCTGGAGCGGTTTCAGCCACAACCTGAGACGGATCAGCTAATCCCTGATTAGGAGATGTCTGAGGCGGACCGGTTACTTCCCGACGAGTCTCAGATAATATCTCGGTCTCCGGGGGCAGATTGGTCTTTGGCGTTGCCATTATTTAGCCCTCCTTTTGTTGTTTTTTAGTTTGAATGTTAGCGTATTCTCTCCGAACAGAGTTAATTGCGTTTTCCAAAACATCCAAAAATCTCATTGAATATGCTAAACCAAACGCCTCACCTTCACCCTTCCATTTCAGGGATTCAAAGTGATTTTGGAATTTTTTTCGCATATCTGCAAATATCCTTCTCATCTCTTTTGTCATGGGCAACTCCGCCCAACTTAAGAACTCAAGAGTATTGGATTCAGCTTTATGCAATACATTCATTTCCATCTGTTCTTTTTTTCTTTTAGCAAAAGTTGCAAGTTCTGCCTGATTGTGTGGATTAGATGCCATTATTTTCCTTTCTGTGTTGAGGGTTTCCATCCGCCTAAATAATCTATGATGCTGTAAACTACTTCTATATTATCACCAAGTAATCCGATGGCTCTATTACAAGAATTACATAAAAGCCCTCTTACTATTCCTGTTTTGTGATCGTGATCAATAACAGCGGTATTATTTTTTATTGTGCTATCCCTTTGGAGTTTTTTGTTACATACAGCACATTCCCCATTTTGAAATAAAAACATCGTTTCATATTCGTCCCATGTGATTTTAACACCACGATTATTCCAATGCGATATTCTAATTGCCCTTCTGGTACAAGACTTACATCTTTGTCTTGGCTTTTTTCGTTCTAAATAAAATTCCTCAACAGACTTATCCTCACCACAGGTATTACATTTCAATGTTTTTTCCTTTTTTGGGGAACCCATCCCGTTTTTCTCAGAGTTCCATAGACATAGGCATCCTTTTTGGTTTTTGACCAGTTAGGATACTTTTTGTTCACCTGTGCCCTTAATTTTCTTTCCATTTCCTTTGGCATACTTAAATCCCCAAATGTTCCCTTAATCCTATGGACACCCTATTTACTTCCAAAATAGATTCTATCTCATTGATGCGATATTTCACAAACCGTTCCAATTCTTTTGTATTCCCAAGAACAAAACTCACCATTTCACATTTAGCCAAGTCGAGATCACTGTATCGCATTTTGTGTCCCCCTCGCATTAAATCTTGACCGTTGACCTTAATGCCGTAACCATCTTGATATTCAATTATTTCAAATTTTATCCTTTTCTGCTTTTCCATTACATCCCCGTAGGTTTAAGAGCGTTCATCATATTCCCTGTGTCCCGCATCGGCTCACCAACCGCCTCTGATCCCCCTTCTGGCAAGCCACCCATTGGTCTCCCTTGCTCCCCTCCCCCCATCTTGGCTTGCATTGCCAACATCTCCATTTGCCGTCTTTGCTCTATGGCTTTATCTAAAGCCCCCTTAATAGCAGCCGTATCCGATATGCCTGATTGCAACAAAAGATTCTTCATAATTAAAGCCGTAACCTCATCTACATTTTTAACGTTTCCCCAAACCATCAACATATTAGTCAACGCCGCCCGCTCTTCAATCTTATTTCTTTCCTTACCCAAAAACTCAAATTCAAAGTCATAGTTTGCATAAACTTCACGTGGGGTCATCACTAAAGGTTCCCCCCCAATCAAGTTACCATCATCATCCAGCGCCTCCATACTTTTCTCTTTGGTGAAATATATCATGGCTAAATGGAACAGGTCTTGATAAATTGGTCTCAAAGCGGTATCAACAAGATTGGCCGTCATATCAATAACCGGGGTGTTTGCACCCGCCGCCAACTGTGCGTTCTCATAGGCGGTCTCAGCACCCTGCTGTGGCATCCCAACACTCATATTGGGTCTACCCGCCACCAACTGGTGGGTAACATCAAGCTTTTCCCAAAGAGGCATAATTTCATTGGCTACTGCTCTTGTCTCAAGAGCATAAATAGCATTGGTTACACTCTCACCCGGATCAAGGTTTTTAACATGAATCAAATTGCCTTGTGTCGCCCCAACCTCAAAATCATCTATTCGATTTTCATCAATGACGAACGCCTTGTTGTCCTCTAAAAACAAACCATCCATAATGATGTCCACAACTTCATTCATAGTCCGGGTTAACAGGTGATTGACTCGATTAGGTGAAAGTCCATAAGGTTCACCAGTAAGTTTTTCTACCCTGGCGATATGATAAGGTTTTCTCTTGTAGGGATTGGGATTTTGGGCAATCAAAAACTGCGCACCTTCTGGCCAATGAAAAATCTTTTTATCTGTGCAGAATTCGATAATGTCAAATTCTTTGGTGAAGGTAGATTGAGAGGGTTCGTCTCTTTGAACAGGCTGGGATTGACGTGTCGCCCCCGTAGTGTCGGCACGCTTGGTCGTGTCTAACGCTCTCAATAGATCGAGATTCTCGTAATAGGGGGTGCCGTCAGGATTAACCTTTTTCTCTAAATTCTCTATGGTAGCCTTATAATGTTTACCTGCCCACGGATCCGTTTCAACGTTCTTAGAATTCTTAATCAGGTAAAAATCCTGAATAGGAATGACCTCCAAGAAAATTCCATCCCTTGTTTCCTGAAGCTCAAAAACCCTTTCGCCGTTATCGTCAAATTTGGGAATGCGAATATCTACCCCCGTTAAATCAACACCAAACTTCTCCCCTAAACTCTCCGCATCCCAAAAGGCAGGCATCTCTTTATATTCCACACCCCACGTTTCTTGAAATGGAGCCCCAGTATAAATCAAAGCATCCTGTATGAGTAAGTCGAGGAAGGACTCAAATTCAGCCTCATACAAAAGATTGTAGGCAAAGTGGCTGGCTTTAAAACTAAGATCAGGACTGTAGGGCTTAGGCTTAACACGAGCATAAGGCTTGGTGCCCGTAATGATCTGTTTGATCCGTGCCTTAGTAACCCTTATGTCTACATAAGGCAAAGGAATAAATGTATTGGATTTGGTAGAATCCTGGATGGATTCTTTGTAGGCAAGAAAATCGAAATATAGTTCAGTGCATAAAGATTTGAAAGATTCCCAATAGGTGCGAGACTCAGAGATCTGTTCCGCAATCTTTTGCGCTATAAGTTTTTCGTCTGTTTCGGTATCAATGTCGATACTACCCGATCCGACGTCTTCGTCTACCTCTACTGCTTTTTCTTTTGCCACCCTTTTACGCCCCCCGACTACTTCTTTACTTTAAGTTCCGGCTTAAAGTTATTTTACTTTCCCTCTACTGGTATAATATTTGGTCGATCAGTTTTAAAGTCTTTGATTTTTTTCTCCTTCCCAAGCACCGCCCCATCCTGCAACATCAAATATTTCTCCCCTTCAAATGGAAATGGAACACCCACGCCCTCCTGAAACCATACAATGTCCCCAACCTTAGAGGTCACAGGCCACTCCTTGTCACCAAAAAGAAAGCCATCAGAGATCGCCACAACCTCACCCCGCACCAAATTTTCCATACCTTGCATCTCGGTTAAAATGATACCACCATCCGACTTCCCTTTCTTGATAGACTTGACAATTATCTTGTCAGCATAAGGCTTGAAATTCATAAATCCTCCCTAACTATAAATTCCCTTTTCTTCAGCCAGTTTCTGCAGTTTATTTTGCATATTAGAAAATTGTTCCAATGCCTTCAAATATTCAGAATAAAACTTATCTTCTATTTCAACAACTTCCTTAGCATGCCACTTGGGATTATAGTCTTCCTTCAATGAAAACACCGGATACCATTCATCATAATCTAATTTAACCTTCTTCACACCAATCTCCCCGCCGCCGGTAACATCCCTTGTTGCCCATTAATCTCATCCCTACGTTTTAACTGTTCTGGCGTATACATTCTAACAGAACATGGTTTAATAACATAACAACCCTTTTCCCAATCATACATGGCACATTCACCTAAATCTATAAGATCACCCCCCGGCTCTTCACTAAACTCCGGTATCTTTTTCTCTGGCACTTTGCTTCTCATACCAATCTCCCCGTTGTAATCACATTTTTTAATTCATTTACATCATCTTTTATTGGCGAGTCCTTAAAATCTTTTTCCATAAAGAAATCAAAAGATTCCCTTAATTCTTTCCATTGTTTAGGAGTCAAATCAGATTGCTGATTTGTTGCTCTGTGTGACCTTAAGGTTTTAACTGCTTGTCTTATTTGCTGTGCAGTTAAAACATCCGTTCCTTTCACACCAACCTCCCCGCCTTATTCGGTTTTAACTCTTTTCGATAAATCTGTTTTTTGTGTCTGATCTTAACCCTTTGCTTACGGAGAAAACCAAGCGCACCACTCATAGGATCCACACAATCATCATAATCCCCGAACGGAAACATCAGCATCTCTTCTTTAAGCCTCTCAGCACCTTTGCGTGGCAAGAAAACCTTGCCCTTCTCCCAAAGATCAGTAACCATCTGTGCCCGCTCTATCTTATTCTTCTTGGTAGACAAAAACCGATAGGGAAAATATTGACCCCTCTTCTTTGCCTCTTCAAGCAAGTCCACCTTTAACTCTTTTGAATAAGCATCACATTCAAACAAATTAACAACCGGATGGTAAGCCTGGTTATAGTCGAGACCAGCCTTGATCTTTGAATGCTTTGCCCAACGTCCACGTGTCATGCCAAGGAAATAATAATTCTCAAGCAACAAATCCTTACCCCAAACCTCATAAACTGTATAGTCCCCCACCTCTTTCTCCTTGCTCGAAGATGGATCAACCATCGCCACCATATATAAGTCCTTGGGCAAAGTATCATAATATTTAAACCACTCCCCCTTGAAGACGTGATCCTTGCCAAAGACGGGTGCGTTCATCTTCTCCGATAAAAATTTCTTCTCCCCCATCTCTATTCTTTGCTTCAAAACCACATCAGTCGGCCAACGCTCCGGCCATGTCGATTCACCCTCTTCATTCAAGGCTTGAAACAGGATCCTGTCCCAAGCAGTATATCTTCCATCAATGTTTTCAAACATCTTCTTTATCTTGCAAAGCGGGTGCAGAAAAGTGCCCGTTATCGAAAGCCGAGTATGCGGGTGCATCCTACCCATCAACGCACCATCAAACCAGTCCTCAAACTTTTCCCTCTGCTCCTCCGACCGAACCATCTCATCGTCCTCCATGTCATCACAAATAACCTTAGCCCAACCCGTCCCCCTAATCTGATAGTTCAAACCCAAAGAAACAATAGTGATACCCGTCCTTAACTTAATCATATCCTGTCGCCAAATATCCCCCTTCAGATTCCCAAACCTGCTCCGAAGATCCACGTTGTGTTCAATCTCCTCCTTTATCAACGAAAGCCAGTGCTCTGCCAATCGTCCCGTATTCGATATAAGTAAGATATCACCTTTGACGAGACCCAAAACCCCGTCTGTGAGGGGTTGTATAAACGAACACCAAGTTGACTTAGCATATTTAGCGGGGGCAACAACCACACAACGTGTCTTATGTCTAAATCTTTTACACATCTCCCCGTGCATTGGGGCATTGGGGCAAGGCTCTGTTCCACCACGACCATCCTCCTTTACCAAATGATGAGGCAAGTAACAAGCTGCAAATAACTCGTAAACCGTCCGATCCAACTTTCGCTCCAAAGCCAAAAGAGGATCCTTACTCGTAGATTTGAGCGTGTCCGTTACTTGTTCTGTTAAGGTTTCCATAATTGCCAAAATTTCCTTTTAATAGATTTCTTGGGTCGATTCTTTTCCATAAAATCTATCTCTCTACCACCCTCATCGTAAATAAAAAAACCCCCAATCTCGCCGCTTGCCATTCCTTTCCTTATCTCTCTTATCCGCTCTTCTTCCATGTTACTCCTCTTCAAGCATCTTCTTCTCTTTCCAAACCGAACCCACCCAAAAACAAAAACCAGCCAATCCACTAACCATCACAATTACAAACAAAACAAAGAAAATATCGCAAAAACGAAAAGTCATCTCTTCTCCTCATCAACAACAAGCTCTTTAACTTCAATAAACTCAGATCTGCTAATAGTAGAAATAAAATAGTCACGAAGTAATCCAGAAATAAGCTCAGGTGTTATAATCATACCCTGCACCGTAATTTCAAAAACCTGCTTATTGATAACCTTAATCATTTCTCACCCCTCCTCAAGCAGGGAATCGCCCCCCTCCAAACTCCCCGCTTGATGCTTCAGATATTTCTCAATTAAATCACTTAAAACCTTACCCGCATTTTTCCCCATCAAAGCAGGAACAGTCTCCCACTCTTCTTCAGTAAGAGGTGGCAAATCTCCCATGTCTATCGCTGGGTATAGAATTCCCTTCATTTCAAAGCATCCCGAATAAGGGCTTTTAATTCATCAATAATCGTACCAGATACTTTCTGCTTATAAAAAACCGTTAAAGCCTCAGAGAGTTTCTCAGACTCCGGCGTAAGAGCAGTAAAACAAATATTCTTCAAAGCAATCTGAGGCTGAACCTCCCCCGCAATAGCTTGTCGGTGTAAATCCAAAACCTCACACAAAGACGCAACTAACCCCATCCTCTTCGCCTTCATCACATCCTCAGCTAAAAGATTTATAACCTCTTCTTGACTTAAGTTAGTTAAAGTGAAAGCTAAATCAGACACTACTAATCTCCTTCTGCCCCGCTTGACGTTTACCTTTTAAGAACTGAGCATAAAACTTTTGCCGATCCCCATACCAAGTAAATTTTTCAACATCCCCAATCGGAACAAGCTCACCACTCTCAAGGAGCCCCTCAACAGTAAAACCATAGTCCTCAATACAAGCACCAGAAGGTAAATCCAATAAAGTCAAGCAATCCTTATTCTTTTTTCTGTTCTTCTTAGGCGGGAAAGTGAAAAGAAAAGAACCATCTTTCTTTGTGTTTAGGATTCTATCTTGTTTCATGGTATCAATCTACCTCAAGCCCCCATTGAATCAGGGGATTAGCGTGTCCAGTAGCCTTTAAAAACTTTTCAAATGCACCATAAACCATGTCCGGGGTAAATAAATTCTGTAAATTTAAAGTAAATATATCTGCCTCAAAATCAACTTTAGCTATCTCTAATTTAGTCATCAACTTACCTCGAAAAAAGGTCTAAAATATTATAAATATTGGGACTGGATCCATATATCTAATCATCCGACCCCCCAGGGGGCGGGTTATCCCCCCCCTTGCTCCCTGTCCTTCTTCTCAAACCTAACAACCTTCCCATTATCCTTGCTCACCACCGGACTCTTAGGTGGAAATTGGTCAACGGGAGTTAGGTCCTTGTCCTTGTCCCCATCCTTCCCGGAGGGCAGGTCAACGATCTGAGCATAGCGAGGACTCTTAGGGTTTGTGAAGATGGCTTGCTTCTTGTCTCCATGTACCGGACACTTAGGATCAATGTTTACGGGATCACCCATAGCAGAGTGCCCAAAATCACAGGTGCAAGCACCCAATTGAGATTGAGTCTCAGTCTCTGTGGTCTTAACCCTGTTGCCGTCTTTGTCCACATGGATCATTGCTCCCGGCTTCATTTCTTCTGGTGCTATCTCTAACTTTTCCATAAGCCCAGTCTTCTCTACACAGGACACCGTTCCAAGCGTTGGTTCTCCCGGAGCAAGCCTAAGCTCTTCCTCCGTCTTCTCCGGCAAAGCCCCTTGCACCTTGCCCTTTGACAGCTTGAGCAAAGCCTCCATGTTCTCCATCATCTTCTTCTGCTGGTCGTCAGGGTCGACTTTGGCGGTGACTTCAAGCCTATCAGTCCAGACTCCAGTGTATTTCAGAACGTCCTCGGCCGCCTTCAAGTTACCGTGATCTAAGTTTCCTTCAATGCAAGCAAGCGACTTATTCCAAAGAAGCCGGTGCTTTTCAAGCTCAATTTCAAGACGGTTGTCGCGGGTCTTTGTTTCATCAAGCCGTCTCATATCTCTACGAATCGAATCATCGGACACACCTAACAGCTCGGCAATTTCACGCACACGCTTCCCAAGAGCAAGGTATGTTAGAACTTGTGCTTGCCTAACATTTAACTCTCTTTTGGCTTGTTTTCTAACCTTCGGAGTAGCTGTCAATTTTTCTCCCTCTTCTCTAAAGCATTCACCATCCCCAGAACACACACTAAAACAAGAAGAGGACACACAATAAAAAGAAAGATTCCAAGCATAATTTACTCCACCCTTCTATTAAAAAGTGTTGGCTCCCATCGTCTTTGTTTCTTTCTTTTTCGCTCCATAAACAGAGTTAGATCGGCGAGTTCTTTTTCGGGTATTCTTTCGTTGAACCGTTCAAATACTTCAGTTTTCTTTAGTGATTCAAGTTTCATAATCTCCCTCTAAATCTGCCTACGTAGTCAAGATAAGAACTATTTGCTATTTGTCAAGGTTTTTTTAGAAGGGCAACTCGGAGGGCAGTTTATTTGCCCGGGAGGGCACATCCTTAACAGCGTCGCCTCGTTTCCAGCCTGGATATGTTTCCTCAAAGTATGCCTTTAGCTCAAGCACTTCTTCTTCTGTGTTTGGGTGTTCCCACGTTCTTTTACCTGATCGGCACATCTCCCAGAGCCAGTTAATAAAACTCCACCAATCACCATCACGTTTGGTATGTTCCATTATTATCTCCAATAAGTTTTATTAGTTTAGAGCAACGTTCACATAGGACGGGTATATCTAAATCTTTAAAGCATTCGGTGCTTTCGATAGGGGTTTTGCAGTTAGCGCATTGGGTTTGCCTTTGACATTCACGTATCATTGCCTCGGCTATTTGCCTAATTTTTTCTATGTCATCCATCATTTCACCTCTTTTTTTGGCTTTCTAATTCCACAGTCTACACAGAACCAATTATCTCCCTCATCGGCCATCGGCTTTCCACATCCGGGAAAGCAGAATTTGGGGCCGGGTTCGTATTTGGTGTTGTGTGTTTTCTCCCTTTCGCAATGAGTTTGGTTTTGACTTTGAGAAGAAGAAGAAGAAAAATCAGTTTTCCCCTTACTTCTCTTCTCTTCTATTCTACTTCTCTTATACCTCTCTATAGAAGTAGGATGCAAGGATCTTGCAAGCTTGCGTTTGTCTTGCATTCTCCTTACTTTCTGGTGAATGCCTCCGTTGAAGTTTGGTTTGATTATCTTCTTTTGTATTAATAGGTTAGCTATATCCGAAACTTTAGGGTAATCGGGTATGGCTTGATGCTTGAACCATTGAGGTAGCCAGCCGAACTCCTCAACAACTTGGCCATTTTTTAAGGTGAAAATGAGCAACATTGGACGATCTTCTTTAACTTTTTGCACCTCTTCACGTAGTTTTTTGACTTTTTCTATGGTAAAGTTGTCGTATGGGAAACATTCTCCTTGCAAGTAACTTGCATCTGCCTGAAAAAAACCTTCATCGTCAGCCAAATTTATTAGGGCATTAAACATACACCGGGCAGGAAAGCTCAACGCTCCATAATATCGGTCTTTTGCCTGCTGTGGACTATGGTATCTTTTTAGGGACATCCCTCTCCCCCCTCCTTAAAGACAAAACAAGCCGGTTTTCGGAGCAATGACCATAAAGGGGATTATCCTACTCACCAGCTTGTTTTTGTCAGGTATTTTCATTAAGATAGTCATTGCATCCTTAGAATAGCACTTTCTCAAATCATGTCAAGATTTATTTTAAAAAAGATTAAAATAATTCAAACAACGTGTGTGGGTGTGCGTATAATAGAATAGAAAGGAGGAAAACATGAAGATAGAAATTAAGTGTCCGAAGTGTGAAAGTCAACAGATATATACCCTAAAAGATTTAACCCATGTCTGTCGCAAGTGTGGGCATAGGTGGAAAGGGGGGAAATAAGTGCCATACTTTGGAGCAAAGAATCCAATGTGGAAAGGTGGAATTGCTGAATATCCTAATCATGGTGAATTGAAAAAGAATCGTTTGGTCGTTTTGAATAAGGCAAACCATATCTGTCAGGTTTGCAGAGGGATAGCTACCGAGGTTCATCATATAGATAAAACCAAAACAAACCATAAAAAGGAAAACCTTTTGCCAGTATGCCATAAATGTAATTGCAGTTTTCACCGAGACGTGGTTGGTCGACCTAAGGGATTTGCATTCTTTGATTTTGACCAACAAATAGATATTTGTTATTTGTATATAACATCCCTAATAACCATGACGAAGATAGCTAAGATTTTTAATTGTTCTAACTCAACAATTAAGAACATTCTTTGCGCACACAGTATTCCTTGTAATACGAAAAACCATCCACCAAAATGCAATAGAAGGGGTCGTCCACCAAAACACAGAAAGATGAAAAGAAGAAGGGATTTTATAGTAAGTAAGCAATTAATTCCTCAAACTATCTCAAAAATAGGTAATATTGTTTATGCAAAATAGGGTGAAGTTTCTATTGACAATGCCGATATATATATTATATTGTAGTCGACAAAAGAAGTAGAACCTTTAAAAGAGGAGATCGGTCCAATGCAACAAACTAAACTCAACATTCCTGAAATCCAAAAAGAAGCAATCCTCAAGCTAATTGCTTTTAAGAAAAAGACCGGCTTGTATAATGTGCTAATAAAACACGCCGGACTGGAATGGTCTATGGCACTGACAACGTATGACAATAAGCCCTTTGACAAAAAGCGGGTTTATGTTGCGGCTCATTTTGAAATGAGTCAAAAGTGTGTCGCAACCTTGACTCCACAAGAAGCTGGATATACAAAAGAAGAGTTTGAATCTTATCATTAACCTTTACCCGGAGATCGTCAAAATGAAATCAATCGAAGTCGCAAGGTTGATTGTGGACACTAAAACTTGCCACTTGTTACGTCCACGCAAAGGAGAATATGGTCAGTATGATGTTAAAGTATTCCATCAAGGTGGGAATAAAAGAGGCTGGGCATTTTGGGATTTATTCAGTGCGTCAGCCGTTGTAAAGGTTTATGATGCCCTAAGCAAAGAGAATCGGGCAAAGTATGAAAGTATGAATCCGCTACGTATGGTAGATGTGGCATTTAAACTAATCAAATAAACCCTTAATCTGGAGATCGTCAAAATGCAACTCACAACTTTAACAAATCGAAAAGATGCCGGAGCTTCTATAAGGGGTGTTGCATCCTCTTGGACGATCTCCCTCCGGTGTCTTTTCTTATAATAAGGAAGGTGGATTATGGCTAAAAAACAAGGATGGTGGGAACTGAAAATAACACCCCCCAGAATCGAATCCGAACCAAATGACACAGACTTGGAGCACATTGCAGAGCTGATAAAACAAGGTTTTACATCAGGAGAAATAGTAGAAGATCAAGACGACGAACCATCGTCTAACTAAAACCCTTTAACCTATGGAGGTCGCATTATGAAACAGACAAAACACACACCGGGACCTTGGAACTTTCACGAAAGAACAAGAGCGATTGATAAGGGAGTGTTCTATCTGGTGGTAGGGGAGGGAAGCGATACGAGTCGTAGGGTTATATGTGAAACACCGATTATTGAGAAACACACAGACCATAAAGCCAACGCCCGCCTGATCGCCGAAAGTCCCTCCATGTATAAATACATCAAAGAAAAAGCAGAGCAAGGCGATGGTGTAGCAGAGACAATAATAAATAAAATAAACGCTTGACTTATTGCCTGTGGCATGGTATCTTAAAAACAAAAACGGAGGGAACTATGCCAAGAGCACAAACACAACAGAGGGGATTGTTAGATAGTTGGGGTCGTCGAAACCGGAAACACGCCGATCGGAGGTGTCTACACTGTGGCAAAATGTTTAGACCAAAGAGAGCATCATCACATTATTGCTCAAGAGATTGTGCTTGGGCAAATAACGGGAAGAACCAAAAAACAAAACCCGAATCATGGTGGGTGAGCAACAAGGGATATATTACTGGCCGAGTCTGGATTAATGGAGTAAAAAAACCCAAGCGGTATCATCGGTGGTTGGTTGAAAAACTTTTAGGCGTAGAACTAACCCAGCACCAAGTTGTGCATCATATCAATGGAGATAAAATGGACAATCACCTTGAAAACTTAAAAGTAATGGGTTTTGGTCTACACTCATGCTACCATAATAAAAGGCGTGCCATAGCCAAAGCCGAAGGAGGTGTGAAATGAAACTACTGAAAAAAATCTTCAAGAAAAAGCAAACAATTCGGACAGCGACAGAATGGGTGATGCTCACGGAGAACGAAGAAAAGAGGATTGCCCAGCGATTCTTGGATCGCACCTTATTGGGTTCCACCATAGAAATAACCGTGCAACACAAGGAGACAGGGGCAAAATTAGATGCGAAGGCGATTATTGTCGCTGTGGAATATCCAAAGGAAAGTAAAGAATGTATTTCGAGTGTGATTAAGGAAATTGATACAATCCCCCCTTTGCTTAAATGAGGTAAAAAAATGAAAACGATTTGCGCTTGGTGTGGAAAACATATCTCCGGTGATAAAGACGATCCGGATATTAGTCATGGAATTTGTAAGGATTGCGATAAGAAAAAAAGGGAAGAATTAAAAAGAAGGAAAAAAGGATGGAGGGAAAAAATGAAACCCGAAGGCTACACAAAATTGCTTTTTATGGGCTTAATTATTGTTGTAATAATTCTCTTTTGTATTTTTGTAATTGATCCCATAACCGACTTCTTTGAACAAATCATAAAGAGATTTGAGGAGCTTGGACATTAAATATATAGGGTCAATCTTTCCTAAAAATAGGGTTGACAAGGTTTTAACTTCACCTATATTGATACTTAGGCTTTTAAATCTTTAACCCTTTAAAGGAGAAAAAGTGAAAATACATTTAGGAGAAACGGGCTTAAAACAATCATGGCAAAAAGAATTTCCCAAAACCGTTGAATGCCATAAGTGCAAAGGTGAGGCAAGGATCATGTTTGTGGGATTTGAGGATTTTCCACCTAAAACTGAAGAATTTATTTGCCATTTACGAAGTAACGGTGGCAAGGGGGACTATTGGTTACATGATAATTGTGCTGTCGCTGTTTATCTTTGCAAGGAATGTTTTGAACCAAGTGCTTTAATAAATCAAGCATAGAGAGCAGGTGTTGGTTTTTATGATCTATTACAGAGGTAACAGAAAACTGTATGATGACTGGATAAATCGGGAGGCGAAGATTACAAAGCTAACGGTTCCTTGGCCTAACCCCGAAGAAATTATGTTCGCCACCCACTTGTTGAAGAGGGACAATATTCCCTGGTTTATCGGGATGAACGGAAAGAGGTATGAGGTTTGTCGGTCATTTATAAAAAGTAGGAGGGATGAGTATGTTCCACAAACATAAATGGGTCGAATTAGAGCGGTTTTGGGCACCGCCAAGAGAAGGTGTTAAGGCACAATGGATAACTCAAGAAGAGATGGGGCGGTTATGCTTCGGAGTAACCACCATTCTTTATGAGTGTTCGGACTGTTCGAAAAGGAAAACCATTGAGGTTTTGGGACAATCTTTGAAGGAAGAGAAGCCATGAAAACCTTTGAAAACGAAAAAGGTCTGGATTTGATTTGTCCCCTTAGTTATTTTAAAAAAGGGCATCAATCGTTTGTATGTGATAAGGAGCGTTGTGCTTGGTGGATTGAGGAAACACCATACCAGGCAGGTTGTGCTATTTTGAAAATAGCAGAGAAACTAAAGGGAAACTAAAAAGAAAGAAAGGACATGAAAACCCTTAAAAACGAAAAAGGTCTGACTTTAAAGCCCTGTTTGAATTGTGTGGCAATAAAGAAAATGTGGAGGAGTCTTGTTCAAGTGGACTGGAAGGTTTGCCCCTGCTCTAACCACTCTGGCGAAATCCAGAAAGACACGAATAACGGCAGGATAATTCGTTTTAGCTGTGAAAACCGAGTGATGCACCAAGCACCTAAAATCAAGAATAAGGGGCTAAAGAAGCCCATAGTCAAACGATCAAAGCGGAGGGCATGATGAGAGACGACACAGAATCAAGGCTTCTCTTTTGTAGCTACTGTCGGTATAATGATTTTTATAATAGCCGTTCTTTGTATTTTAATCTTTGGGGTTCTCAAAGCAGAAAGTATCGAAGGGAATAAAGTAATTGGTTTACTCCTTTCAAGTGGATGGTTATCGCCTCCTTCTTGAAAGAACCTTCCTGGCGGATCGGGTTTTTACTGATAAGCAATTTCCCGGTCCGCCGGAGGGAAAAATAGAAAGAGAGGTTTGAAGAAATGGATCAACAAGTAGTAGCTCGTGCGAATACTTATTGGATTAATTGTCTAAGGTTGTCTGGAACCAGCAAAGACGACTTTCTTGCGATTTTTCAGGAAATCACCTCCCACTTTGAAACCATCGAATCCGAACTCCAGAGACAGTCCGATTCTGTCGCTCAGGTGCTGACAATGCAAGATGAAAGGATCAATAGACTTTCCGAGACCGTCGGCAAGAAACTGAGGGGGCAGGATGAGAAGATCAAGGCACTGGAGGATTGTGCTCATACCGATACCCCCAGTATCTATATCCCTAAAAACGAACAAGACATCAAGGAAATTAAAAGTGAAATCATCAAGCTGGATGAGTTGTTACGGGTTAAAAAATTGGATGAACGCACCAGCCCTGATCCCCATTCTGCGAAAGAACCTGTCCCCACCGACAAGGACGGCAAGCCAGAAGTGGGATTGGAGCGGGGGGTTAAGTTGAAAAACTATGAAATGATTTGTTGCCCGGAATTTGACGGATGCCCTCAAGCAAAATGGGTTTGTGATGGTTGTAAGCATTGTGTTCAATATGCAGAAGAATTTATTATCTGTGACTATGATGCAGAAAAAGCAGGGGAACCTCAAAGGGGAAGCTAATCATGGCTGAAACCTTACAGACAAAAGAAGAGTTAAAACGCTACGAAGAGATCAACAAGGTCGGAGCGACCACCCAAAAGATAGCGGACCTTGTTGAAAAAGCGGCAGAAGAACTTAAACTTTTAATGGAGAAGAAAACATGAGCCCCAGATGGGGAGATCCGACCAACAGTCAAATTCCAGAAAACCTCTATGTAACTAACCCCTTTCAAGAGGGTCTCCCCTTCCTACCTTTTGAGGAGGATTGATAATTTTGGTCGAGCCATCTGGGTCTGGCGGAAACAGACCCCCGCCAATCGCTGGGTTTGCAGTAATTCACCTTAAGTGGTGCCCACTCAGTGATAGAGGTCTTGGCGTATAATGAAGATTTTGGATCCGTGCCGTTAGCTTCGGCGGGTGGCTTGACCATAAAAATAGAAAGGAGAACAAAATGAACCGAGAAATTGTTGGATATGTGATAGTTTATAGATCAACAAACAAACTTATTACGGGTATCGAAGGTGATTTGCTTAGGACAAAACCTGGTAAACCCGCATTGATTTTTTCAACAAAAGAGTTAGCCGAACAGGTGATTGAAAAGGAGATCGATTGTCTTTGCAGTGGAGGTAGGCCTGAACATTTTCGCATTCAAAAGGTGATAAGCTATGTGGAATGATGAAGACTATTACCCAATATTTTTAACCATAGCATTCGGCTTTATGGGTTGGGGAATGCTATATCCAGGAGGATAAACAATGAAAGAGGAATTTAATCTTGGACAGGGTTGGCAAATTTATCCCCCGATTTATTGTCGCAAGTGCGGAACAACTGAGGTCGAAAAAGAGGGGGATATGTGTGATGGATGTGCAAGTGATGGGGGCGGTGGCAATGACTCTGAAACCGCAAAGGAGGATGAGCGATGACAAAGATAATCTGTTCGGAGATTAGATGTAAACATATCAAAGATGTCAATAAGGGGGAGGAAGAAGGAATTTGCGGACTGCTGGAAGTTCATCTTGATAAGTGGTTTGATGAAATGGCTTGTCAAGAATATGAAACAAAGGAGGGTAGCTGATGAACAAAAAAATAATCAGAGTTGTATGCACGGTTATTTTTGAAGATAATGTTACTTTTAGTGTTTCCGGGGAGAACGTGGAGGATGTGACGGGACGGATGGAGAACTTGGAGGAAGAGGATTTTAAGGGTGGATCGGTAACGATTAAATCCTTAGCTGAAAGGAGGTGAGAGAGGGATGAATGCAGTAACTATTCATATATCAGAACCTATTCGCACCAAGAATGAATTGATATACCTTTTTAGAGTTCTAATTGGTAAAACCAAATATGAAAATCTTAGCGATGATGAAATAAAGGAAAGTCTCGATTTTGCATTGAAAAGACTAAGATAACAAGAGCGGGTCTCCTCGCTCAAGGAAACCCGCCCAGTCAACCGTCAATCTTAATACGGAGGGAGAGGTGGAAATGGAAGAAAAAATTCCAGAAAGAACTATAAACGCATTAAAGAGATACGTTGCAGACAAAATACCAACAGGTGATTTTCTTCGAGCTGTGCTTGAAAACAATCTTACGGAGGCTTTTGCACGAGCAGATTCCGAAAACAGGGAAGCTCTCTGGGGGATCGTGGAATATGTCTACAATGAATTGCCCTTTAACTGTTGGGGTTCACCAGAGAAAGTAAGCGAGTGGCTTCGAGTAAAAGAGGAGGTGATTTAGATGGCGTTCTTTGAAATAGCAAAAATGGCACAGGCTTATGCCAAGATAGGCGTATTAGGTTTTGCCGGATCGGGGAAGACCTACACCTCATGTTCTTTCGCTATCGGTTTGAGTAAAATGTTGGGCAATAAAAAACCTGTCTTTTTCATAGACACCGAAACTGGTGCAGACTTTATGATCCGGCGATTTGAAAAGGAAAAGGTAAAGCTCTTGGTAGCCAAACGCCGAGCCTTTAAAGACCTAATTCCCATGTGTCAAGAGGCAGAGAAACAGGCGGATATTCTTATTGTTGATTCAATTTCTGCCTTCTGGAAAGATCTCATGCAAAGTTACAAAAAGAAAAAGGGACGTAATTTCATTAGCTTTCCAGATTGGGGAATACTCAAAGAAGAATGGGGACGGTTTACCGACTGGTATATAAACTCTCCACTTCATTGTATTATTTGTGGTCGTGCTGGGTGGGAATATAATGAGAAGGAAGATGCGGACGGACAATCTAAGCTTGAAAAAATTGGCACAAAAATGAAGGCTGAGTCCGAATTTGGTTACGAACCCAGTCTTTTAATTGAAATGGAACGCTTAAAAATAGGTGGAGAGGGTTCCAAAATTGGAGAAAGAATCGTCCACAGGGCACACATTCTAAAGGACCGCAACGATGTTTTGGATGGCAAGGGCATTGACAACCCAAGCTTTGAAGATTTTCTGCCCACCATTAAACTCCTCAACCTTGGTGGTAAACACTTCGCTCTTGATACAGAGACCTCCTCTGAGGAAATGTTCGATGATAACGGGAAAACAGATTGGAGGATTAAGGAAAATCAACGTCAAATTGCGATGGAAGAATTCTTTGGTTTTATGACTGCCAATTTTCCAAGTTCATCTGGAGACGACAAGCTCGCCAAGACCAACCTGTCCTTGTATCTTTTCAACACTTACAGTAAAACGGAATTAGAGAGAAAGAGCAAGGAAGAATATAATGAGGCTTTAGAAAAAGCCAAGAGGATTTTATCTGTCCCTGAAAACCTTCAAGTGTTAATGACCAAAAAGGCTGATCTGGGCAAACTGAAAATGCCAGAGGGCAAAGAAGAACAGCCCAGACCAAAACACTAAAATCCCAAAGAAAGGTGGTGATAAAAATGGCAAAGGATGAATTAGAAGAACGTAAAGCAAAAAGGATAGAGAAGGAAAAGAAGGTCGCTATGCCCAGAGTAAAAAATGCCTCGTTCTTTTTGTTTAGAGAACAAAATGGGAGCCTATCTCCATTGGGTGCATTTGAGACACTACCCGATGTTCGTTTTGCATATGAATCCCTTCTGGACGAGGACATCCCTGAAAACCAACTTAAAGGTTTCAAGGGCAGATTTTTAAAGTTTGAAGTAAAAGAAACCAAGAGAAGGATTATGGTAAGGTAGGACTACTTGAATGGGGTTCGTCGTGGCGTTCTGAGGAAACCCGAATACGTGCCCTTATGCGGTGCGGAATGATGGCACAATAGGACATCCGCACAGCAGGTAGGCAAAGTGGGATTAGATTCCAGCATACCACAAACTTAGACTCTTTCAGGCTTGGCTTCCCAATTTGAATCCTGCCGGCGAACCCCTTAAAAGAAAGGAGAAAAAGGTGAAATCGGCAAAAGATATAAAAGAAAGAATAGAGGAAT